ACAACATGGCCCACCCGGAGAACGAGTTCGATGTCACCGTCGATGGCTGGGTCGCGGGAGCTCTACAGCGCTCCTCCCACGGGTTGAACGAGGCTGACGCGCTCGACTGGATCAACCGCGGCACCGACCAGTCCAAGACCACCGGACTGGTCGTCAAGAGCAAGGGCTACATTGCTGTCGCCGACATCATGCGCGAGGTCGCCGCCGAGACCGACATGAGCCCCCAGCAGGCGCAGGCCGTCTACTGGGTGGCCATGGGCGGCGGGCAAGCCGGGTCCAAGATGTGGGAGACTGAATCGTGATCGACTGGACCGAAGTCGACGAGGCCCTCGAGCGTGGTGCGCTCGACGACGGGATCCTCGACCCGGCCGTGGCCGACGCCGTCCTGCTGAAGGATCTCTACGACACTGTCGTCGAGCAGGGTGGCCCACTGCGCCCCGATGAGATCGGCCAGTCGGTCCTGTACCCCCTCGGCGGGCCGCGGTGGCCGTGGCAGAACCCCGAGGCCCTGGCCATCCTCGCCGACGAACCCGGATTCGACCTGCAGGTCGTACTCGCGAACCTGCCCGCCTGACCCAACTAGCACCACCGAAACCCCCGGAGATCCCGGGGGTTTCGCCATGAAGGGACATCATGGAAACCCTGCTCGTCATCGTGCCGTCACGCACCCGCCCGCACAACATCGCCCGCCTGACGCAGGCCTGGTTCGACACCGGGGCCAGCGCCGACCTGCTGGTGTTGGTCGACGACGACGACCCGCAGCTGGCCGACTACCAAGCCCTCGGCGTCCCACTGGGCGTCGGGCCACGGCAGCGCATCGGCCCACTGGTCGACCAGTACGCGGTGGCGGCGGCCGACGACTACGACGTGGTCGGGTTCATGGGCGACGATCACTGCCCCCGCACCCCCGGCTGGGACACCCGGATCCTCGAGGCCAGCACCCCGTGGTCGGTGGTCTACGGCAACGACCTGTTCCAGGGTGAGAACCTGCCCACCGCCGTGTTCCAAGGCGCGGGGCTGATCCGCACCACCGGCAGGTTCAACCCTCCTGGGTGCCAGCACCTGTACCTGGACAACTACTGGAAGACCCTCGGCGAACGGCTCGGCACCCTGACCTACCTCGACGACGTGATCATCGAACACGTCCACTACATGGCGGGCAAGTCCGTCGAGGACGACCTGTACCGGGAGGTCAACTCCCCGACCATGTACGACCACGACGCCGCCGCGTGGGCCGCCTACGCCAACGACGGCATGCAGGCCGACCTCGACAAGATCCGCGAGGCCATGGCATGAGGGTCCTGGTCACCGGCGGCAGCGGGTTCATCGGCCGGGCCGTCACCCGCGAACTGGACGCCCGCGACATGGGGCATGTCACCTTCGACCGCCCGCTGGATGTGCGCGACGCCCACCAGATCAGCAACAACCTGACCGGCATCACCGGGGTCATCCACCTCGCCGGGGCGCTCGGCACGTCCGAGACGTTCGGCCACGAGCATGATGTGGCCGACGTGAACATCCTCGGGGCGCTGACCGTGGCCGACCAGTGCGACCGGCGAGGCATCCCCATGGTGTGGATCGGCACCGGCCACAAGGGTCAGCCGAACCCGTACGCCATCACCAAGGGCTGCGCCGAGGACTTGCTGATGGCCCGCGGCAACGTGGCCATCGTCCGCGCGTACCACGCCTATGGGCCCGGCCAAGCCTCGTTCCCCCCGCACGGGCGCGGGCATGTCCGCAAGATCATGCCCAGCTTCATCAACCGGGCCCTAACGGGGATGCCGCTGGAGATCCACGGCGACGGGTCGAACGTCATCGACTTGGTGCATGTGGACGAGGTGGCCCGGATCCTGGTCGACGCCATCAACGGGCCCACCGGGGTCGTCCTGGAGGCGGGCACCGGGGTTGGCATGGATGTGCGGTCGGTGGCCGAGTTGGTCATCAAGATGGTGGGCTCCTGCTCGGACATCGTTCACCTGCCGATGCGCCCCGGGGAACCTGAGGGTGCTGTGGTGGTGGCCGGCGAGCCGCTGTCGGACAAGCCGTTCCCGTACGGGATGGCGGCCACCATCGCCGCCTACGCGGACGCCCTCGACATCTGATGGACACCGTCCTCACATGGCTGCTGAACAGCACCATCGACCCGCAACGCCACGCCCACATGCCCGCGGACCCCGACCTGCTCACCGTGCTGCGGGAGTCCGTCAACAAGCACGGGCACACCCTGACCGTGCTCACCGACTGCCTGGACCTGCCCGACGACGACGGCACCGAGTACGTGAAGGTCCCGCCCGGCGGCAACCCGTACTTCTACCGCTGGACGTGCGTCGCCGACTACCTCGACGCCCACCCGGAGGTCACCCGGGTGTGGTGCGTGGATGGGACGGACACCGAGATGCTGCACGACCCGTTCCCGCACATGCGCCCTGGGCGCTGGTACGTGGGGTCCGAACCGGCCCACTTCGACAACCCGCAGGTGGGCCCGTGGCTGACCGGGTCCTGCCCGAGCGCCGCCGAGTTCATCAACGCGAACCCGCTGCACACGGTGCTGAACATGGGCATCCTCGGCGGTGACCCCACCCGGGTCCGCGACATCGCCCGCACCCTCGGCTCCCGCGAGGGTTCCGGCGACCAGTGGGAGATGGGCACCTTCCAGGTGCTGGCCTACGTGGACAACCCCGACTTCATCACCGGGCCCATGGTCCACAGCCTGTTCAAGGCCGAGCAGCGCGACTCGCTGGCGTGGTGGAGGCACAAGTGAGGGCCCTCGTCAGCGGGGACATGGGGTTCATCGGGCGCAACTTCGTCCGGCGGCTCCTGCGCGACGGGTGGACCGTGTCCGGATTCGACATCAAGACCGGACCCGACGGCGACGCCCGCACGTGGTTCCCCGCCAACGACCGTCGCTACGACCTGCTCGTCCACGCCGCCGCCGTGGTCGGCGGGCGGGTCAGCATCGACGGTGACCCGCTGGGCATCCTGCAGAACGAGGGCATCGACTACGCCGCCCTGTCGTGGGCTGTCCGCACCGGCACCCCGGTCCTGTTCTTCTCCTCCAGCGCCGCCTACCCGGTGGCGTTGCAAGCCCGCCGCGGGCACCGGCTGCACGAGCACGACCTGCACCCGCTGGGCAGGATCAGCCCCCCCGACCAAACGTACGGCTGGTCCAAGGTCAACGGGGAACGCATGGTCGAAGCAGCACGGGCCGCCGGGGCCACTGTGAGCGTCGTCAGGCCGTTCTCCGGGTACGGCACGGACCAGGACGCCGACTACCCGTTCCGCGCGTTCCTAGACCGCGCCACGGCCCGGGAAGACCCCTTCACGATCTGGGGCGACGGAACCCAGGTGCGCGACTTCATCCACATCGACGACATCTACACCGCGTGCATGGCCATCGTCGGGTCCGGGGCGGAAGACCCGGTCAACCTCGCCACCGGGGTGCCCACCTCGTTCCGTGACCTCGCCCGCATGGTCACCGCCGAGGTCGGCTACGAGCCCGAGATCCGACTACTCACCGACAAGCCCACCGGGGTCCGGTACCGGGTGGGTGACCCCACCCGCATGCGTCGCTACCACGAGCCGCGGGTCAGCCTGCTCGACGGCATCCGCCGCGCGCTGGAAGGAGCCCCATGAACGACCGCCGCAGCCGCGCGTTCCCCCTCGAGGACATCGCCGTCAGCAAGACCCCCGACGGCAGGACGGTGGAAGCGTTCGCCGCCGTATTCGACACCCCAGCCGAGGTCCGCGACCAGGACGGGCACTACCGCGAGCAGATCTCCCAGCGGGCGTTCGCCAAGACCCTAGCCGAGTCCCGCCGGGGTGACGCGTGGACCACTGCCGTTGTCTACAACCACGGCATGACCCTGCACGGGACGCCGTCCGAGCGGGCCACCGTGCCCCTGGGAACCACCCTCCACATGGAGACCACATCCCGGGGGCTGCTCACTGTGTCCCGGTACTCCAAGACGGAACTGGCTGACGAGATCCTTGAGAGCATCCGCAACGGGGCCATCACCGGGCAGTCGTTCAGCGGGAAATTCCTCCAGTCCGACGGGCACCGCCGCGGCCAGAAGCTCGGCCCCAACCGCGCCGGGGAACTGCCACTGGTCACCCGGACGGAGATCAAGCTCGTGGAGTACGGCCCCACGCCGTTCCCCGTCTACGCCGAGGCGGAAGTCATCGGCGTCCGCGCCCTGCTCGCGTCACTGCCTGACGACGAGTTGAGGGAACTACTGTCCGGCACCCCCGCACCGGGGGCCGCCGCCGAGCAGCCGCTCATGGCACTGCGGTCGGCATCAATCGAATGGTCCGCACTGCGGGCCGAAATCAGAAGGAGCATCAACAATGCGTAAGTCCATTGTCATCTCCGGTGAGATGGAGTCGATCCGGGCCACGCTGCTCGAACTCGACGCCATCGAAGAGCCGACCGAGGAGCAGGTCACCCAGGCCCGCACATCCCTCGACACCTACACCGCCCTCGAGGACGAACTCAAGGACGCCGTGGCCCACGAGGAGAAGATGGACCGGGTTCGCGCCCACGCCATCAGCCACCCCGAGGCCCGTGAGCGTGGGTCCTCGCCGGACGTGTTCGTGCCCCAGCGGCGCGACCCGTTCGCCGACCTCGACCAGGTCCGCGCCGGATACATCCGCCCCAACGACCTGCGCGCCCGCGCCATGGACGCCATCGAGAGCCTGCGCTCGGAGTTCTTCACCGACGCCCAGCGCGAGCGGGCCACCCACCTCGCCCGCGACCCCAAGATCGCCCAGCACATCCTGATGACCGGCAGCCCCGAGTACCACGAGGACTTCGCCCGGTTCATGCAGGATCCGGTCGGATACCGCGGCACCGCCCTCACGCTGACCGATGCCAACGGCGGCTACCTCGTTCCGTTCACGCTCGACCCGACGGTCATCCTGACCAACGACGGCTCGGACAACCCGTTCCGTCAGATCAGCCGCATCGAGACCACGGCGACCGACAACTGGAACGGCGTCACCTCCGGTGGCGTCACCGCCGAGTGGCTGGCTGAGGCCACAGAGGCCGCGGAGGCTGGGCCCACCTTCGGGAACATCCAGATCACCCCGGCGAAGGCCTTCGCCGAGATCACGGCCTCCTACGAGATCCTGCAGGACAGCAACTTCGCTGCCCAGCTGCCGCGCCTGATCCAGGACGCAAAGGACCGCCTCGAGGCGACCGCGTTCGCCACCGGGGCCACCGCCCCCAAGGGCATCATCACCGCGGTCGCAGCGGTCACCACCTCCCGCGTGTCGCCGACCACGGCGGGCGCGTTCACCTCGGCCTCCGCGGCCGACGTGTACAAGGTGATCACCGCGCTGCCCCCGCGTCACCGCTCGCGGTCGAAGTGGGTGGCGAACTTCGCCACCTACAACATCATCCGGCAGATGGACACCAGCGGTGGGTCGTCGTTCTGGTCGAACTTCGCCGGGCCGCTGAACCCGGAGACCCTGCTGGGCCTCGGCGTGTACGAGTCCTCGGCGATGACCGCCACCGTCACCACGGGGTCAAATATCTTGCTCGCAGGCGATTTCTCAGAATATATCATTGTCGATCGCGTCGGAATGTCGATGTCTTACGATCCCAATGTGCGCAGTTCGGCAAATATGCGACATACCGGACAGGGCCAGTTCACGGCCTTCTGGAGGGTCGGCGCTGGCGTGGGATCCGTCAACGCATTCCGGGTCCTGCAGCTCTGACGGCAACCGAAGGGATGGGCGGGCGGCGTTCGCGCCACGGGACACCCGCCCATCCCCGGCAACCCCAACCCGTGGCGCACCTGGGAAAGGGACACCCATGGCACGCGCGAAGGACAAGGTCATCATTGGGTACTGCCACCCGGCGGACGTGTCGGCAGGATTCAACGACAGCATGCTCAACCTGCACGTGTTCGACCGCGCCCCGGACGGCCCGTGGCGGGTTGTCGGCCGACTGGGGCGGTACTCGTCGGCGAACGTGTCCAACGCCCGCAACTGGATCGTGAAGACGTTCCTCGAGAAGTCCAGCGCCGACTGGCTGCTGATGTTGGACGCGGACATGACGTTCGAGCCGACCCTGGTTGAGGACCTGCTGGCCAACGCGAGCATCGACCGGGCCCCCGTGGTCGGCGGTCTGTGTTTCGGGGTGGACGAGGGCACCCTGTTCCCCACCTTGTACGGGGTGGCCGCCGGGTTCGAGGACGAGGCCGGGGTTCACACCATCCGCTTCGACGAGTACCCCCGGGACTCCATGTTCCAGGTGGCCGCCACGGGGGCGGCGTGCCTGTTGATGCATCGCACCGTGTTGGAGAGGGTCCGCGACGCGGAGCACGCGAAGGGCAACCACGCCTATGAGTGGTTCATGGAGTCGGTCTTCAACGGCCACCCGTGCGGCGAGGATGTGACGTTCTGCCACCGGGTGAACGCCCTCGGCATTCCCGTGTTCGTGGACACCGGGGTGACCCTGGGGCACGTCAAGACCTACGTCCTCACCGAGACCATGTATCGCGAGCAGCGGGCCCAATTGCGTCCCCCGGCGTCGGCTGTCCCACCGGCGTCGGGGGCCGACCCCCAACCTGAGGAGACCGTCTGATGGGCAAGATCAGCCCGGAGAAACTTGAGGCCATGCGCTCCATCAGCGTGATGCCTCGGGGCCTGCCCTCCAAGCCCAGGGTGAAGGAGTACCGCACCGAGGAGTCGGGTCGTGTCCGTAAGACGAAGGACGAGCACGGCAACATCGTCACCGAGCACGCGAAGGGTGATCGGCAGGACGTGGAGATCCGCCCGCAGGCAGTCAGCCTGAAGGCTCAAACCAAGATCGGAGAATGACATGGCGCTGTCCGCGTCCGGGCTGTTCGTGCCCTCCCTCATCAACATCTTCAGCAACACCATCGCGGTGGACCTGTCCAGCGAGAC